ATGAAACTACCAAAAGCAAGGAAACGTGGAGAGTCATACCGCATTGAACTGATGTTTAATGGTAAGCGCATCAGTGCTACGCGCGATACTGAAAAGGAATGTGAGCAATGGGCCATGCTCAAAATTCTAGAATTAAAAACTGAGCAAAATAAAAATCAAAGCGAAGTCAAACAACATTATCCATTTTCCGCATTAATGCATAAGTACTATGAGGAAATTGGAAGGCATAAGAAATCTAGCAGAACCATTAGAATTTCAATCAAACAGTTTCTTGACACTTATCCTGTTATTTCGGAAATGTCAGTGCACGATATTACCCCGCAAATTCTGACTGACTGGCGCAACTCAAGATTAAAAAGCGTGAGTGTTGGTACTGTACTTCGTGATATATCTTTATTTTCTGCCATCTTTACCTATGCACAGAAAGAACTCTTCCTTATTGAAAGTAATCCATTCTCTATGGTTAGCAAACCATCTCAGCCAAAATCAAGAAATCGACGCATAAGCAATGCTGAAATTGATTTGGTGCTAGAAGCTCATAATTATGAAAGAGGGCAGATTCCAACCGAGATACAGCATTTTATCGCCTGGGCTTTTCTTTTCGCTATTGAAACAACTATGCGGCAAGGGGAGATACTATCCATTAAAAGGTTGAATATCCATAAAGACTATATCCACCTGCCTGACACCAAGAATGGCCACTCGCGTGATGTGCCATTGATGGATAGTGCGAAAGAGTTATTAAAACTAATCCCAGATAATGGGTCTGACAAGTTAATTGAAATAAGCAGCAGCACTTTTCAAAATACGTTTAGCAAAAGAATAAAGAAGGCGAATATCAAGGAACTACATTTCCATGATACCCGACATGAAGGTATTACCAGATTAGTTAAATCAAGAAAGGTGCCAATTGAGATTCTAATGAAAATTACCGGTCACAAGACTGCCGGTATTCTGATTAATACTTATTATAATCCCACAGCAAGCGAAATCAGTGAGATGCTGAACGGGTCTAATTGACCCGTTTTGCTCCGCGTTTATTTCTTTGTGGCTTTGATAAAATCATCATAGCCACCTTGGTTTCATAAAGATGCTTACCTTCAGTTCCTTGGTTATAGCCTTCAAGCTTTTTGATGATTGTGGTTTTGGTTAATCCATATTTTTCAACCAACCACGACACTGGAACCAAAGCGGGCAAATCCTCCATCTTAAGTTGAACAATTTTCCCACCAAAGATGCTCTGTCCAAGATAAAGCTGAGGCTCAACATCAGCTTCAACTGTAATGGTGTACTTAAGCGCTCCCATCATTTCACCTCCAATCTTTTACCTGCTTTGATTTCTGCATCAGTGGCGTGGCGAATCATAGAAAGGTCGGTGCAGCGTTTTGCGCCCTCATCCATCCACACTTCCCCTTTTCGAGTCCATGCAACAGTCATCAATTCACCGTGCATAAAATCATCAATGAATACGATTTTGTCGCTTTCCTCAAAAATATTGTGCTGGCGGCGGTATTCGAGAAGCTCAGTTTTTAATGCATCAAAAGCATCCATGAAAACCTTATTGCTTTTTTGCTGCTCCTTGAGATTCAAATGAAGTTTTTTAAAATCCTCACTTGCCTTCTCATACCCGCCCAATTGTTCAATTAGATTCACGACACCTCTCCCAAAGCCTTTACCACGCCATACTGATCAAACTTCGCGATATATGACGACAGCATGTGGTAATACAGATCAGCATTGCTATTAATCTCAAGAATCACGCCAGTACCATTGCTCACACGCAGTCTTAAGGTTGCTTCCAGCTTGCGAACAAAATCACTGTGCAAGTGATGTGATTCACTCGCAATGTGGTACAAAGCACCCGTTTCACCTGCATTCAAAACCAAATTGAAAGGCTTGTCCTTGTGCAACTCATCAATGATGTAGTTCGCCACCTGCACGTTGGTTAGTTGAATTTCAGTCATCACGCCACCTCATAGAAGCGCTTAGCTTCATCAAAATCAGAAGTAATTAACTCAGCACTATCTTTGTAGCAGTGCACGATTTCACCGTACTTAAAAACTTGTTCGGCTTGCTGCATGTTTTTGCACTGGTACATCGGCTCTTTAAACCAGTCTTCTGTATAGAACATTTGTTCCTGGTGTTCTTCATCTGTGCCTTCCCATTCTTGAACCTGAAAATACTCATCAAATGATTCAATCATGAACTCATTACCTTCAGCTTGAGTCATTGCTCTATAGCGAGCCAAAGCACGTTCAGCAATTTCTTTTGATGCAGCAGGTGACTGCTCATGCGGACTATCATCTTCAGGGCAGATTCCTACGCACCACAATTTGTTATCTTCCATCACGCCACCTTCACATCTAAATAATCAGGGTTATCCAGGTGTTCTTCATATTCATCGAATAGCACCTGACATGCCGCATTACCTGTTAAATCTTTCTTTAAGAGCACGTAACTCAGTGTCTTGCGTGTGCCTTTGCCGCTAAATGTCGAGCTGCCATCTGCAAGTTCATTTTTGGTATAACCCAATTTTTCTAGCCAAAGCTTAAAGCCAACTTCATGCTTCTTTTTAATTCTGAAGATCATCTGTACCCCCAGGTGTTCGCAAAATTTCGAAGGCAATCATCAATACCGAATAGGTTGATGTTGCGGTAAGTTCTAACCCGACCTTTGTGCTGCACAAGCAGCACGCGGGTCATTGAAGAGTAGGAGTAACTCATGAAGCCTCCCCAGTTTCAGCAGCTTGAATCAAGGCATCTTTGCGCTGTGCATACAGGCTAAGTAGTTCCTGATGATCAGCTGGAAGTAATTTAGCTGCAGGTATTGCTGGTGCCAGTCGTTCTAAAGTTTCAACTGAATCCATGTCATAGATTCGATTGATCAAAACCTGCTTCTTCTTTTTGTAGAACAGATCGATAGAGGCACTACCATGCTCAGCACTTTCCACTGCTGCTTGTTTGCGTGCAGTGTTTTCAATTTGATCAATCAAACTAGGTTGCACGACTTCAATGACTTCATCTGCGATTGGTTCAGGTTCAACCTTCGGCGTGTATTGCTCTGGATCCAGCTCAAGCAATTTATCTTCCGTAAGCTTGCATAAGTGCTGTTGATCTTTTTGATTTAAGTGTCCATTGGCCAGAAATACGTGACGGAATGAAAGAACGTCATCCTCCTTAGTAAACTGATCAATTTGTGCAGTGAACTTTTCAACAAGCTTTACCCGGTCGGTTTCAACTGAATCCGCTTCAATTTCTGTAACTGGAGTTTCAGTATTAATAGTGGCTTCTTGCTCTATGGCCTCAATAGGCTGAATTACCTCTGGCTCAGGCTGTTTTTCAATATCTGGTACAGCATCACCTGGACCAGCTGGTATGCCAGCCTGTTCAGTCTCATTCTTAGCTTTGGTTGAGCGTCTCTTTTTAGGTTTGCCTGTATTGTCTATAGTTGGAGGATAGACAATCATTCGACCAAATAGTTCACCCATTGCAACCAATTGTAATTCGGCATTTTCTTTATCCGCCTGAGCAAAACCATTGTCGACAGCTTTGAAATACTCCATGCACTGTTTGCTGTATTTAATCTGTGAGATATGGTCAGGATGAATAATAAAGATTTCCTGATCTTCTACAACATCATCAAGAGTTAAAGGCTTGGTGAAGGTAATACCAGCCAGCTCCATTGTTTCAACCTTGATGCAGAACTCATAGCCCGGCATAGCGAAAATCGTAGCAGGGAATTGAGATAGATCATCAAAATCCATTAACTCGCCAGCAGCGCGGCACATGATATTTCGGCCAGCCATCATTGCTTCAAAAGCTTCTTTTCCATTTAAAGTTTTCATGCTGTCATTGCTCCCTTCGCTAATTGTTCTATGTCATTTTTTACAGCTTCAAATTTGGAAGCCTCTATCTGGTTGAGAGCATCAAGCCCTAAATGTTCACATACTGTTTTCGCATCAAGACCACAGGTATCGATAAAGTCCTGTAGATCGGCCAGCTGCTCATCAGAAATACCTTTGAATTGAGGTGGATTGAACCAGCGCTTTTTCTCTTTATCGTAGGTACATTGCATTTCTTTGGCGCGGATCTGAATTGCATACCACATCTCTTTTACATACTTATGCTCAGGCATAAGTGACTCAGTAAGCTGATTTAGATCACCGGCATGACTGGCTTCTTCACAGACTTGTTTACAGTGATTAAGGTCAGTGATGTTCTTTAACTCTTCGGCTTGTACTGGGGTAAGAGTGTTGATGTGGTCCTTGGCTTGTTTAAGCAGATCTGCAAGGAAAGTAGGGGAATGAGCCAAATCTGGAACAGTAACTTGGCCAGAGCAAACTTCTACACCATTTCCATTTGTATGTATTCGACCTAAGCGACCTGAGTTTTTGCCATGGTGTGACTCAGATGGGTTGAAATAGATCGTACGGAGATCATCCCCATTCTCATCGGTAGAAGCGTGTAAATATCCCATAATGTCTGACATGCGATAAAGCATCGCACTATTTTTGCCAGCCAGATCTGGACGCACAATTTTGATCTTATTCTTACCAGCTTCCTGCTCTACAGCATGAGCAATAAAAACAATATCTTTACCTAGGTTTTCCCACTTACGAACCATTTTCATAAATAGGTTTCCAGCTAGACCCTGCGCCTTTAATGTCAGTGATTTATCACGTTGCAGGTTGTCACTATTCTTGGAAAGATGATCTTTAATTGCATCCAGCATTGCACCTACAGTATCTGAAACGATAGTTTTATAGGGTGCATAGAAGTCATCTTTAAGATTTTCAAGGTCAAGCCAGCTATCAATACGAACAATTGCGCCACGACGCAGCTCAGCAGATACACGATGCTGACCTTTATCAAAGTCAAAAATTAAAGGCTTTTCTGCAGTATGTGCAATGGTACTTTTACCCATACCAGGATCGGTATACAGGTAGCACTTGATGCTCTCTACAAGCAGAGTGTTTTCTGGTGTAAATACTTGAACAGCCATCTTAGCGTACTCCTGCAGAACGGTTTTTGCGCTTGAAGTTCTTATAAGCTTCAGTAGCAAAATGACCTGTGCTTTCTACTACCTGGTTATATTGAGCGTTACGCTTTACAGATCGGGCACGTTCAATTCCGTTTTTAATCGAAGCATGTAACATCAATTTATCTACGCTTTGCAAAACACCACTGGTACTCCCGATGCGGAAAATATCCAGATTCGCAAAGTAGTTGCGTGTAGAAGGGCGGTTGCCATTAACGCGTACTGCGTAATAGCTAAAGTTACCTTTGCCAACGCGGTAAACTTCAAAACCATGCAGGTTATGAACAAATTCGACAAAGAATCTGGCTTGAGCTGCATAGACAGCAGATTCAATCGGTAGCTTGAATATAGGTAGCTCTTCAGTTTTGAATTGAAGGAAGCCGGTATACAGGTCAGAAAAACTAAGCTGTGTCTGGCTGTTCATAGTGGCCCAATCTTGACTGCCTTCTTCACACCACATCACTGGCTGGCCTTTACTAAGAGCTGCAAAGATTTGTTCAGGGGAATTTAAGATCATGACTGCACCTCCACCAAACGATGCTTCATGATGTAGCCAGCGATCATAGAGTTGATTTCGCGGTGATCCTGGTAATCAGTGAAGTCGTTGTATGGGTTGCCATTGGCATCGAATATTTTGATTTCACCTAGTTCAACTACTTCAACATTTGTGAACTCAGAACCTGGTACACCGTAGTCATCCAGATGTGCTTCAACTTCAAATGAAGTGATTTCCAAACGGAAACCATCCAGGTTTACGACTGCTTCACCACGTAAATCGTCAACCATCTTTAAAGCTACGATGCCATATTCAGATTGAATGTTTTGAATTGGCGCTACTTGTTCAGTACCAAAGTCAGCAAGATGTGCAAACGCTAAAGCGCTTACAGTTAAAGCAGTAGTAACAAGAGTTACCTTGAAACTATTGTATGGAGTCAATTTTGCATTCATAATAATTTCACTCACAGGCTGGTTGTGGGTCAGGCCTCAGGTTGTTGTAGCAACGCTGGGGCTTTTGTTTGTCTGTGAGATAAATATTACCTAAAAGGTAATTTAATGCAAGTAATAAATTATCTTTTTATTACCTTAAAGATTATTTGATTCTTAATTTATGTTTTAATAGGCAAAAGAAAACCCACACAGGGTGGGTTGTTCTGCAATAATAATCTTATTTTTCGTATTCAGTAATACTGATAGGTTTATCTTTCATAAATTCTACAATACCGTCACCAGCTTTGAAGTGAATTGAAACGCCATTATCATTGGCTAAGCGCATACCACTTCCTGAAATAGCTCGTTTAAGATGATAAACCTTGCCAGAATTATCTGTCATTTCTGCGGTTTCAAAATTATCCGAAGATTTCAATTCGACTGTAAGATCCATTGGACCAGTAAAATTAATTACCTGAGTTTCAGCTGGAGTATTGCTCACAACTTTTTCTTGCTCTACTTCATTTTTGGGATTTGAAGTACAGCCAGTAATTACTAATCCTAACAATGCTGCACCTATCAAATACTTCATTAAAACTTACCTTTCTGTTTATGAGTCATAGGTGTCTTTATATTAATTGTTATAATGTAACATTTAAAGACAAGGTTACACTTACCTTACATAAAGAAAAACCCGCGGATAGTGGATTAGTGATGCTTTACTTTGTTATTACAGACCTGGCCATGAGAGGTCTTAAGTTCAATATAAAGATTTAATATTTCAGAAGTAAGAAAGCTTTAGCACTGAATAGCATCTTTCTCTTTGTAGTGATCCAAAACCAAATCCATATCAGCCAAAAGTGCAGTTTCAGAGTATTCACCGGGTGATAGCTTCAACAAGTTAGGCATATAGTTTGTTTTATACTCGCGCGGGTAGTCTCTGCATAAAATTTTAATCCGCACGTCTTGTGTGGTGAACTCTGAGTCTAACTTTTCTGCGTATTTACTAAGAATATTATCTGAGTTCTCAAGTGCTGTTGTGGTTGTGATTGGATCTATATCTTCACTAAGTTGCTTCTCACACCCAGTGAAAGCCAAGGATAAGAGTAGGGTAGTCAGAATTATTCTTTTCATAGTCTGATTTTATTGTTATTGGTGGTTAAATTATAAACAAAAATATGGAGAAGAATCTACTAGTGTGACCTAACTTACGAAGCACCCATTAGTTTGAAAACAAGGGTGCTTTTTGTTGTGTACAATTAGATATTACTAAAAAGGCGATTTATAGCGAGAAAACATTATCTATTATTTCAAGTTCAAAGATTTTTCACCGTTAATATATTGTTTTGTAATATAGGGTCTCATAGGAGCATAAATTTCCGAAGTTGCACATATGATTTGATAAGGTGGCTTCATCATATTAGAAACTTTAACAATAATAGCTTGCAAATTTTCTGCACGCGATTGTTCTAATCCACCATCATTTATACCATCTAATATTAAAAACTTAGGTAAACGCATAGATGGCTCATCATTAGCTACTAATAATAAAGCTAAGTGAAAAAGATGCTTTAATAGTATTGAAGAGCTTTGAGAAAAATGACTAGTACCATTTACTGTAATATCATTGTCTTCAAATATTACTGAAACTTCACTATCTGGATCCATAAATTCCGTCTGTAATCCTGTATCCAGAGATAATAAATACTTTAAATATTTATTTATTTTTTCCAGTAAACGATACAATTCTTTTTTTGAAGATTCTTGCAATAATTTTATTCTGTCATTAATGCTATTTAGATTAGTTTGAAGCGTGTCTCGAAGAATCTGCAATTTTTTTACTTCTTGGGCAATTTCTAATTTTGAAACAATATTGGAAATCTCTGTTTCAATTTCACCAAGTTCTTTATATGCTTTAATACTTTCTATTTCAAAATCAGTATGCCATCTGGAAGAAAGAAGTTTAAGTTCTTGCTCTTTTTTATTTAAGTTATTTTTAAGAGACAAATACTCTTTATTTAAATTATTATAATTTATATTATTATTTTTTATTATTTTTTCGATTTCCTGAATTTGAAAATTTAGTTCAGTTTTCATTTGCAATAAATTTAAATTATTATTTACTATCCCTGTAGGACTTTTACATAAGTTGCATGATTCAGTATTTGTATTTTTTACAATTTTTTCATGACAGCAAGGGCAAAACTCGAAATCAATATCATTAATTATAGAGTTTGAAATAATAGCATTATCTATGTCTACTAATCTATTATTTAGCTCAATTTTAAATTGGTCTAGGTCAGTATTTTCAAATGTGATATCGTTAAGTTTTTCTTCGATAGAAAGAACACCTTTGTTAAGTGAGCTTAATTCATTTTTAATTCTCGTTTGCTCATCAGTCTGACTGTCGGAAGTGCTGATTTCAGAAATATTTTTATTTAAATTATATATTTTTTCAAGAACAGCCTCTTTTTGTTTTTCTAAACTATACTTTTCAGATAACAGAAAATCTTCAATTAGATGCTCTGAAGTCTTACCAACAATTTGAAAAAAAGATTGAATTCGATTAATCGTAGAATTTAATTCCTTATCAGTTTTTCTACGCTCTAGTTGTAATTCATATAGCTCTCCACTGAATATTCCTAAGATATAATCTCTTATTGCAGTACGCTTTTCAGAATTATCCCACTGATCGTCTCTGTAAATTGGTAAATAATTATTTTTTTGTTCTGCATACAATAAACGTAATATTTGATGAGTAGTAATACTTGTTTCTGTAGAAACAGTTGAAGGATAATTTAAATAATCTAAGAAAAATTTAGAGAAACCTGCTTTCTCTTCAGTCGAGTTATAAGGTAGTTTTAACCATTCGGTTTCAGGTGCATTCAATGATTGACTAATATTTCCAAAAAAAACTAAAAGAGGTGCTCGAGAATTATTTATTTCTCTTTTAACAGTTATTGTTGATTCTTGAATATTAACTTCAACAATTATAAAGTCACAACTTAAAGCAGCTGGTTTAAATTTAATATTCTCTGCACCAAGAGAGTAAGCTAATAAATCTAAAATTGTTGATTTTCCAACACTATTATTACCATATATGACATTCAAACCAGTAGTGAAATTAAGGTCTAGTACTTTTCTTCCAGATTTCAAGCAGGTTAAATTATTAATAATAAATGTATTATATGTTGTCATATCTATATTCCATTAAAAGAGTTCGATGCTTAATACCATCTTTACCTTTTAATGGGTAAGTGGTTAAATATTGAAGAAAAACTCTTTCTGTCTCTTTATTAAGTAGGGGGCTTAAATTTCCATCAATAATAAATTTCGAAAAATTTTCCCCTCTACTATATTTATTTAACTTGCTATCAAGCTTTAATATTTTATTACTGACAAGTTTATTTAAAACTTGTTCTTGTATGCCTTCCATTTTCTTAGCCATAAAAAATGGATTACTACATGGTCTGTATGTATCATCTATTTTTCTTAATTCAGCTTTAAGCCTTTTAAATTCATTAGGAACGCGAGTTGCACTAAGTTTTTTTGGAAAAACTATATAGAAATCTATAATTTTTAATCTATCTTTTTCTAGTGAGGTACTAGGAAGTAGATTATTAAAGAGAGTTATAAATCTATAGCAACAGTTACTTGAATCAAAAGCTGGATGATAAATTAACATTTTTTATCCCAACAAATATGACAATTACCAGCTAGAAAATACATTAGATGAATCACACAATCATCATTAAAGGATAAAGGAGTGCCTATTAATGTATTTTGAATAGGGGTGATGACTTCTTTAAAAATTATTTCCTCAATTGTTTGTATTGAAGCATCTGCTTGTATTAACGGTACAACTAATGAATCGTAAGTAATCTTTATTTTACTTAATATCCTACCTATAAGATATTGTAAGGCTGGTTTATCTTGATTTCTTAATATAAATCTAGCTGCCTTCATCTTATACCTTAAAGCCTCATCAACCATATATGCCCGACCCGAATCATTTAGTTTCTGGGCTAATCCTCTCTTATCAGTGCGATGCTGTTGGGAATAATGATCAATATCTTCCAACTCATTTTCAATATCAACTTCGTGACCTTTTTCTAATTTTTCAATTATATCTAAAAAGGGCTGAAGTAATGATACATGTCCATTTGCAGGCACGTTAAAATGATAACTTTTCTGTGATTTATCAATATTACCACCAGCAACATCACCACCAGCTTCAATATTATTTTGTGAAGTCATTTTATCATTTCTTTTTATTTATATTGCCGCCAGCAACATCACCTCTAGCCTTGATGTTTTTCTGAGTAACTTTTTTAGAATTATCGACTTTATTGAAATATTTAGTAAAGCTTATGCCGCCAATACCACCTGCTAATAAGCCACCCAAGAAAGATAATATTTCAGAAAAATGTTGATTAAGAAAATTCATAGATTTACCCCTAAGTTAAATTAAACATCTCTATATAGCCCAACAACTTTACCCAGCAACTTACATCCATCCACTAATGGCATAGTTTTTTCCGGCCAGTCTGGGTTTAGAGGTTGCAAATACATATTCCCGCTTTCAACAATTAATTTCTTAAATGTCGCCTCGGCATCACCTTCACACGACACAATCACCAGATCCCCAGTCTTTAATTCATCTGGCTGGAAGTCTGGATTTACATAAATTTTATCGCCTGGACGGAAGTCTGGGAGCATGGACTCGCCAACCACTTCGAGGCCGTAGCCATTCTTTCCACATTTCGGATTAGGAGGTAGCCACTCATCAAACTGTGTGCCTTCAGGTACTGAATCTACAGTTGTCCAGGTTCCAGCTTGAACCCATGAAATGACTGGAATCAGGCGGCCAGCAAGAGGTATAGGGGCGGAGACATTCTGGTCAAGAGCTACAGTTTTACTATGAAGTTTATGAGGAATATCTAACCAACCATGAGGCTTTTCAAAAGCTTCTTCAATTTCTCGAGCAACTTTATTCCCAATCCCCTTGATTGGGTTGGTACCAGCAAATTGACTAGTTTGAGACTGCCCTTTTCCAATTTTTTCAGCAAAATTCGATACACCACCTGCCATCTCGACAAGATATCTAGTGTTCTGATAACGAATAGTTTTGCTGTCCATAATTAATGCCTATTTATAAAGTTTTTTATCACCAAATAAGTGATTTTTTTACTTTTATTAAGTTTACGGTTATCACCTAAAAGGTAAACAAGAAAAAAGGTTGTATTTGTATTACCTAAAAGGTAATATTCAAGATAATTCGAGAGGGATTATCTATGAAATTTAGAGAATATATTCAGCAATTAAGTTCTGATGAGCTTGAAATATATGCCAAAGATGCAGGAACTACGGTTAGTTATATAAGGACCCATCTTTATTATGGTTATAAAGAGCCACGTAAGAGCTTGCGTAAGGCTTTGGCTGAAGCTAGTAACGGAAAAGTAACTGAAGTAGAGGTTCTTCAACATTTCGGGTTGTATCCAACTAATCCTATAAAACACCTTAATAGTAATAAGGCAACAGTTTAATAAATACGTTCGAAGGTACATCAAATGAACATAACAGATGCAGCGTACAACACAGTTCGCGATTATCCAGGGGGTTCAACTTCTTTAGCACCACGCATGGGGATTAAAAGTCCAGCTGTGCTTAACAGCAAGATCAACCCAAATACTGAAACTCATCATTTAACACTTGCTGAGGCTTCTAAGTTGATGGCTTTAACAGGTGACTTTCGTATTTTGCAAGCACTGTCTGCAGAGCACGAAAAGGTTGCGATTGATTTACCGCAAATCCCAGAAAGCCGAGATATGGCTCTTACCGATAAAGTTTTATGTGTTGGCATGCGTGGCGGAGATGTAATGAGTACCTTTCGTGAAATTATGGCTGACGGCCGTATTACATCAAGTGAGGTGCAAGATATGTCAAAAGTAATTCACCAAATGCATGTTGTTTTGGCTGAACTAGATAAACAAATCCAAGCTTGTATCAATACAACAGAAACAAAAAAAGCCTGACGTGGAAGGTCAGGCTTTTTAATTCAAAACTTTAGAGGCATTGAATATGAAATCAAATTTAGCACATGAACCACCAATACCTCAAGGGCAAGTAGTTCATTTTCCAAAAAATGAGCGCAAGGCTATGTCGAGTAAAGAAGAGCGCTACACCAAGATGCCAAATGGTTTAATTGACAGCCAAATAATGGCTCAGTTAAACGACAAGGCATTCAAGTGTTTAATGTTTGTCATGCGCCAGACTATAGGATTTGATCGTGTATCACACCCAATTGCTATCACTCAATTTCAGAAATATTGCGGCATTAAAAAACGCGATACGGTTATGTCATGTATTCGTGATCTGGAAGAACTTGGTCTAATTAAAGTTGAACGTGAAACAGGTTGTTTAAACGAGTACCAATTTACTCCTGACCAGTACCGCGAAAAGGGACTAGTACCAAATGAGGGTAGTACCCTTAAAGGTGATGGGACTAGTACCATCAAACAGGACGGGACTAGTACCGCGAAAGGTGACGGGACTAGTACCGTTGAACGGGGCACTATTAAAGAAACACTTAAAGAAACATTTAAAGAAAACTTTAAAGAGGAAAACGCGCAAGAAAATTCTGTTGATCATGTTCTGAATCTTTGGACACCAGATTTACATTCTTTGAATTCTTGGTTACAGCGATCAGGTGAAACTCCGATGACTCAAGAGCTGGTAAATCAGATTTTACTTGAGGTGAATGCTCATTACGAACCACGTTTGAACGCAGGTCAGATTACAGACACCCAGATGTATTCAAACTTCGTGAAGTGGATCAAACGTAAATACACTCAAAAACAAAATTCACACTCTGCAGCACCCGCCCAAAACAACCGCAACGTAAATCAAAACTGGGGCCAGGTTCAACAATACGCACCCGCAACCGATGACATCGACTTGGAGGGCTTAGTATGAATGCAGCAGCTCTACTTGGTTCAAAAATTCAGATCAGCTCTGAATACTGTGACCGCCACCAGATGCAAAAAGTTCAACTGGGTAACCAGTCGATTTGCAAACAGTGTGCATCTGAAATCTTAAATCAGGCCCATCAGGATCATGCAGCCTCTGTCAATCAAATGGTTCGTGAAAAGCATTTTGAAGGCGCTAAGTTACCAGGTCGTCATGCAAACAGTGGCTTCAAGGAATACATCACCACTAACGACGGCCAGAAACATGCCAAAGGTCAGTGTGTGAAATTCACTAAAGACTTTCTGGAAGGCATCACTCGCAACCTGATTATGGTGGGCCGAACAGGTACTGGGAAAACCCATTTGGCATGCGCAGTCGCTCGCAACGTTCTGGAGGCGCGTAAATATGCTCGCTACGTCACTTCTGAGGATATGGCTAATGAGATTGCCAATGCTTGGAAAAAAGCCGATGACAACGAAGCCAACGCAATCTGGCGCTATACCGATTATGACCTTCTGATTCTGGATGAATATGGATTGCATGATCGCCATGAAAACCGTCTGCAACTGGTTCACAAGGTTTTATATGCGCGTTATGACGCAGGGAAGCCAACCATGCTGATTTCAAATATGACGAAGGATGATTTGGCGACTGATTTGGGTGATCGACTATGGTCCCGGTTCCAGCATGACGGATTGGCTGTGGTTGAGTGCAATTGGATGGATCAGCGTGTAGGGGGTGGGGTGTGAATACAACAATTGAAGAATTTTTGAAAAATGGTGGCGAGATTAAGCAAATTGATTCTGATGATCAGTCAAAAATCCATAGGAAAGTTAGCTTTGAAGATCAGATAAGTTTGATGCTTTTTGCGTGTTATGCCACTACGCCATTTTCAGTGAAAGATGTGCAAGAAGCTGTTTTTGATTTTCATAGAACCACTATTTACAGCCTACTTCAGGAGCATGTCAAAGGTGGTTATTTGGAGCGTGTATCAGAAAGTCATTACCGCGCGACTGCATATGCTAAAGACATTATGAATGTAAAGGGTGAAATTGCCGTATGAAGGATCTAAACAAAACATTGATGTTTATTTTCATGGCAATTGGCGCCGTCGTTTTGAGGATATGGTGTGAATGACCAGCTACTCAATCGCTGAATACAAAAAGATGGTGAAAGCCACCAGACCGAAAGGGCGCTCCAAGCGTCCTAAGGTCAAAGGTGAAAAAATACCGAATGAGTTTGAAGCGAAGCTGGCCAGAGAACTAAAGACTTTAAAAATAGATTTTGAGCAGGAATTTAAATTTCATCCTGATCGTAAGTGGAAAGCAGATTTTCATTTAGTAGATAAAAAGATTTTGGTAGAGGTGGAAGGTGGGATCTGGAGTGGAGGAAGACACACAAGGGGTAAAGGGTACTTAGGTGATTTAGAAAAATACAACGCAGCAACAATAATGGGTTTTCAGGTAATACGGTTTAGTACAGATCAAGTGAAGTCAGGTCACGCAATTCAGCAAATTGAGAAGATGGTAGGGCTATGAAGGTCAAAATTTGGGATAAAGAAATCAAAGGAAAGTTGTATGCCGTTGGTGATATTCATGGCTGCTACAACTTGCTCATGAACCGCCTTAAAGAAATCGTATTCGACTTTGAAAATGATTTACTGGTGGCGGTTGGTGATCTGGTGGATCGAGGTACTCAGAACGAAGAATGCGTAAGTCTAATTGATGAGCCTTGGTTTACATCCGTAAAGGGTAATCATGAAGATTTGGTCATCATGGGTGATGTTAATCGCTCCTATTCTAATTGCCATATTCAAAATGGTGGTGAGTGGTTTTACGAGCTTGATTATCAAGTTCAGCGCGAAATCATTAAAAAATTAAAAACTCTACCGATTGCTTTAGAGATTAATCACAAAGGTAGAAAATTTGGCTTTGTTCATGGCCATATCGAACAGAACAATTGGGATGAGTTTAAAAGCATTCTAAATAATTTTGATCAAGCTCAGCACATTATCAAAAAGGAACGCTTCCCTACTGAATTAGCAATGTGGGGTCGTGATCGACTGGATGAAGAAAATCAACAATACACCCATGTTTCAGGAGTCGATGCGGTAATCATGGGACATACGGTTACTCAGAAGCCATGCAAGCGCGATAACTGCTACTGGATTGATACTGGTGCAGTTCATTGGGGAACAATGACAATTTTAGATTTAAGCAAGATTTAAGAGGGAATAGGGATGAATGCGATGGTTAAGGTTCAAAATATTATGCAGGCGGTTGATTGGGGTAAGTATTCACTAGAGGAGTGGCTTTATCAGTTTGGGGCTTGGATGAATAGCGTTTCTGGAACGTGTGGTAAGAGCATCAATCCTATTGCTGTTGCTATGGATGAGGCGATTGTAAAACAGCGCAAGTTTAAGTTGGGTGTGAGAAAGACTCGTCAGATTATTGCTGACTCTATGCTTTCAGAGGAAAAGCCGAAATTATCCAGAGTTGGGGTGGTCTGTGAGATTGATGATAATGAGGCTCGAGCAGTCCAGCGTTTAATTCTAGATATGCAGGGTCAGAGCGAAATCATGGATGAATGGATGGATGCGATTGTTTGTCGGTACTTCTATGGGAATTCGTGGTCGCAGATGGTTACTGAGGATCGATCTAAGTATGCGGCTGAACAAGATGTAAAGTGTGGATTGGCCGCGCTACATTGCCGATATAAATTTATTGAATATAAGTGATTAGAACTTGACCTTCCGGAAAGCACCTGTTAAATTCATGTTATAGTGGCGCGAAGTGTAAGTAAGTCGCACTACTGATAGAAGGCTCATCGAAAGGTGGGCTTTTTTGACATTATTTATTCATAAAATTAAGTGATAATGGCTTTTTGTTTTTGAGCTCTAATTGAAATGGCGATTTTAACTGTTAAAAAACTAGAAGATACTCTCGGTAAATTAGTGGCTGAAGGCAAAAAGCCTGAAAAGATTTTATTAGGCTATAAAGCGTATGGCGAGCTAATGAATGATCGTAGCTTTTTTGAGGAAGTGGCTGGCTCGGCAATGGATCCAAACAAACGAAAATATAAAAATATTAAAATTAAGGTCACTCAAGACGAATACCAGTTTAACGTGAAATGTCAAAAATAGGCTTAAGCATCAAGGAAAGCTCGCCAAATGGTGGGCTTTTTTGTTAGCTTATTAAGCAAATAGGTGACATACTAAGCCTCATGTTTAAATCAAGTTGAATCCTTGTGAATATGCAAAGGGTTGGGGTTTTAGGCGGAGTATTATTAGCACTTATATTCTTTTTGTGTTTTTACGTGCATAACCTTTCTAAAAAAGACAGATTGGAGAGTTTTGAAAAACTATCTGAGGAGTTTAGAGCCTCCAAATAAGTTTTTAGAAAAAATTGAATGGGAGCTCATCGAATGGTGGGCTTTTTTAATGCTTAGAATTTATGGCCTAAAACGAAAATCAACCAAAATTAGACAATGAATAACAATTTCTTAATATTCTCTATACTTTCTGATCAAAGCCTCAGTGCTATATTGTTTTTGCGATAAGAAGAAGATGCAATACGAAGAAAGTGACTACAGCACTGGCCCACTTATTTGATGAGTAAGTGGGCTTTTTATTGCCTGTAAAAAGGCGACCCAAGCCTACTGGAGTGCTGACCAGTAGAACATGCCATCGAGTAAACTTCCTTCGGGAATTCAGACTAGGGAGTAGCGTCCCGACCTAAAGAGGATTGAAAGCAAGTAAAGCAGACCGTGCATGTTAGGTGTGTGTGATTGTGAGTAGCGTTTGGCCCCGCGAAGAGGGCTGTCTTACCAAGATTTAAATTTTAAAATGTAAAGTCTTGTATATAATATTATTGTGTATATAATTCGGCCCAGATTCTATGGCTGTAGTTTCTATTAAGTTTCTGCCTCCTTTCCCTATAAAGGAGGCATTTTTTTGCCTCTATTTTTCTTATGTCATGTGTTGCTATATTGTTTGATAGGTCACATTTAATAGTGAATTGATACAAGCATCTATAATGAAAAAACATAATATTCTGATAGATTAAAATTACAATAAAAGCTCTGGAGGTTTGTATGACAAATATACCAAATGGAACTCAGGTTATTCATCATATCTCATTTCTAAACCATGTTTACTACAAGGAAGAAAATGGAGTATTAAAGGTTTGGAGCAAGGGAGAGTGGGTAGATGCACTGATACCCAGTATTAATCAAATGATTGATGACGGTTTCGAGTTAGAGGTTCTTCAAAGCTGATCATATACTAGCAGTGAAGAAGTACTCGTTTATTCCCTAAAAGCTATTATGACCCCACTTTTTAGTGGGGATTTTAATATTAAGAGAAAAGTATGCTCCAATTCATATTCTGTTTATTCGGCCTACATGGTGTGACTGAGATTGATTACACGATTGATGATGAAGAAATCAAAGTGTGTCGGGATTGCTTGAAAGAAGTTGAATAACAATCACTCAAGCAAAGAGCTGTTTCATAAAGCTGTAATATTTAAGCAATATAGTTGCTCTGCAAAAGAAGAAAGACGTTGTGACGCAAGTCAAGCCCGTTTAATTGGAGAGAGTTAAACGGGTTTTTTATTGAAATATATTGCTATTTTCCTTTTGTCGAACGTATTACGACTCAAACCCCGTCATTAATTTGGCGGGGTTTTTCTTTTCTTATTGGGTGATACCTATGACAGATAAAGTACAAGCGAAACAAGACTTAGAATTTTGCAGTACTGAGCTGTCTAAGTATCAAAACCTCAGTCGATCCGGCCTGACACGTAATGAGCTGCTGGCAATCGATGGCATCATAATTAAGTTGAAAGAGCGTATTAAGAATTTACGTGTGGCTTTGTATGGATGAGAAGTCCTATAAACTTTTTACTCAAAAAATCCCGCCAAAAAAGAAATCACGTACAAGACCCCTACCCAAAGCTGGTGAAAAATACTTAGAAGCATTCGATCGATTGAAAGAAATTCTTGATCGTATGGAGATTAAGTACGAAGAATACTTTCATTTTAAAAGTACTAAGCACTGGCGTTTCGATTTGCACCTGGTTGGCTATCTCACATTAATTGAAATTGCTGGTGGGCCTTGGTCTGGTGGTCGAAAAGGTAAGTTGGCCACAAAAGCTTGGAGTATGGATCGCTATGACCATGCTGAAGAAATGGGTTATCGATATCACCGCTTTGAAGTTAATGACATCAATATGGGCCGTGCAACGGCATGGCTGAGAAATTTAAAGGCATCTTATGGAACAGTTCAGACCATTCCCGCCGACGGAGCTGATTGATCAGGCTGAGGAAGAAGAAGCCATTCGTTTGGCACCGGCACCAGAGCTTAAAGAATGGGTCGTGAATAACTGGCTTACTCTCGGTGGTGAACTACATAACCCAGATCACGACCATATTGCTGAGCTACTTCACGACAATGAAGAGTTCCTTGCATTCGCCTGGGCTTCATCTGCCGCCGTAGCGAAAAAACGTATGGTGTTAGGCCAATGTGAAAAGGTCATGTTTAACGTGGGCGGCTGGAAGAAAGCACGCCAGGAACAACAGATGCGGGACTGGTTTGGCTTTGTGCCTCAATACCTGATTACGGTTGATGCTGCATTCTGTGAACAAGCCTCAGATCGTGAGTTCTGCCGTTTGATTGAGCATGAGCTATATCACATCGGTGTAGAGCGTGATGAAGATGGCGAAATCATTTATAGCGATATGACCGGACTACCGAAGCATTACTTAGCTGGCCATGATGTCGAAGTGTTCTTTGGTGAAGTTAAGCGTTGGGGTGCAGACGAGTCTGTTAAAAGACTTCTGGAAATTTCCAAGAATGCGCCGTTTGTATCTGAAAAAAGTATGGCTGCGTGCTGTGGGAACTGTGTGATTGGTTAGAGCTGAAAGGCTCTTTTTTTTGGCTGTCTTGTTTTACGTAGTTTTACAAAGAGGTGGTTATGGCGGCACTAAAAGAGCCTGTAAAAATCTTTATAGTTCAGTCTCTTGCATGCTTTGAAACCCCTCAACAAGTAGCAGACACTGTAAAACAAGATTTTAAGATAGAAGTTAGTCGTCAGCAGGTAGCTGCATACGATCCAACCAAGTATGTCGGACGTAATTTAAGTAAGAAATTAAAAGAGCTTTTTGAGCAAACCCGAGAAGATTTTCGGAAGAATGTTTTTGATATTCCAATTGCAAACAAAGCGTATCGACTAAAAGAATTACAAAAGATGTATGAAGAATCCGGGAAAAACAAAGTCGCCAAACAGAAGTTAATTGTACTAGCGCATCGCGAGACTGATGGGCATGTAATTAAGCAGGAAATAACTGGTCCCAACGGCGGACCAATCCAGACGGAAAATACGAATACCAATACGCATCAATTTACACCAGAAGAGCTGGCGGGCTTGTCTGCTCAAGAACTTTCGCGTTTAGCAATTAATGGCAAGTTATGACTTATGCAATTGAAGATATAGCGCCACTAATTAAAGAGTGGACGATCAATACACGTCTGCCAGAAATCATTGAAGAAATGAAACGGCGTTACTACTACCGGATGCTAATAGAGCAGAATGAACTGAGTGTTCAAGCTGAAATCTACAGATGCAAGAATGATCCGGCTCACTGGTTTAATCACTGGGTATGGACTTATGACCCACGTGGTATGCCTTTTGGGTTGCCGGCCAATATTCCTTTTGTTTTACGTCCTGGTCAGGTTGAACTCGTTGATTGGTTAATTGAACGAGAAAGTACCCAGACCCATGGCTTGATTGAAAAGAGCCGTGATGAAGGGATGAGCTATGTAGTCCTGGGCTTTTATTTGCACCGGTGGTTATTCGTTGAAGGCTTTGCTGGTGGCGTCGGTAGCCGTAAAGAAGATCTGGTTGATAAGAAAGGCGATCCAAAAACGTTACTGCACAAATTCAGGGATATGTTTTCCAAGTTGCCGGACTGGATGAAGCCTAAAGGCTTTGTTGAGAAAGTGCATGACAACTACATGCGAATCATTAACCCGGACAACGGCGCAACCGTCACTGGTGAAGCTGGTGACAACATTGGCCGTGGTGGTCGTACCACAATGTACTTTCTGGATGAATGGGCATTTGTAGAGAGACAAGAAGCTGTAGACGCCGCAATCTCTCAAAACACCAACGTACACATCAAGGGATCCACTCCAAACGGTATTGGGGACAAGTTTCACCAAGATCGTTTTAGTGGACGTTATGCCGTTTTCACCATGGCATGGCGTGATAACCCAGATAAGAATTGGCAGGTCGAGTTTAATGGCAAGCTAATCCACCCCTGGTATGAAAAACAACTGGCCACACTTGATGACATTGTCTTAGCGCAAGAAGTTGATATTGACTATGCCGCATCGGTCGAAGGTGTGTTGATTCCATCAGCATGGGTGCAAGCTGCCGTCGATGCTCATCTTGAATTAGATATTCAGCCGTCAGGCGAACGGATGGGTGCACTTGATGTGGCGGATGAAGGTAAGGATAAGAACTCTTTTGCTGCACGTCATGGCATCGTACTGCAGTATTTGGATACTTGGTCAGGCGTTGGTGATGACATCTTTGGAACGACTCAGAAAGCCATTGATGCTTGTCTGGATCTACGTTTGAACTCGTTTTATTACGATGCCGATGGTCTTGGAGCTGGTGTACGTGGTGATGCCCGAGTCATTAATGAGCAGAATAGATCCAAAGGTATTCCGGAGATCGAAGCAAATCCATTCCGAGGCTCAGGTGCGGTGCACAACCCGGAGCGGGAAATGGTTGAGGCGCGTAAAAACGTAGACTTCTTTGCCAATCTTAAAGCTCAGATGTGGTGGTCATTACGCATCAGATTCCAGAATACTTATCGAGCTTTACAAGGTATGCAATATGACCCAGACAATCTTATTTCGCTCTCTACCAAAGACATAAACAAACAGGAGCTTGAACAGCTCAAGCGAGAGTTATCGCAACCCACTTATACAAAAAATGGTGCAGGCAAAATCCTAGTCAATAAGCAACCGGACGGGGCCTTGTCTCCAAACCGAGCAGACGGCGTCATGATTTGCTTTAGTGATATCCGAGAGCGAAAACGGAAAAAACCTGCAGGTGCAGGTAGTCGAACCTATTAAAAGGAAAACATATGGCAAAGTCTAAAAAGGACAAAGCGTCAAAGAAGGCTTTGTCCTATGGCAACTTATACACTCAAGAAGCAGTCACTCAGTTTCTAGTGAACTTTGGCAAGCAGCCGGATACGGATGAAGTGCTGCGTAAAGCCGGAATTACACGTCATAGATTACGTGTATTGTTAGATGATGATGAGATTGCACAAGTAGTTGAAACACGGATTGATGCACTTTTAGCAACGCCGTTGCGAATTGAACCAAATGATACGGATGAAGCGGAAAAGCTGAATCTCATCCTGAAAGAATGGTTCCATGAAATTGCGACAGCTGCCATGAGTGCACTGTTCTTCGGGTACTCGGTTCAGGAAGCTGTATATGAGCTAAAGTCGGAAGGTTATATTGGTTTGCAATGGATTGGTGAAAAACCGATGCAATGGTTTGAGCCTAAGAATGATGGTCGGCTAATCTATCGTCAGGATGGAAACAATGCAGAGCATGAGGTAGATCAAGCATTCAAATTCTTCTTAACACGCCGTAAAGCCACATACGAACAGCCATATGGTAAAGCGCTATTAGCCACGCTGTATTGGTTATTCTTCTTTAAGCAGAATGGCTTCAAATTCTGGGCGAAATTCCTCGAACGTTTTGGAACACCAATCTTACTGGGTAAGTGCAAAGATACTGAAACTGATGATATGAGCAAAGCCTTGTTAACTGCTCATGCTCAAAGCGTATTGTCGATTGATGCAGATGATGATGTTCAGATTCTTTCCGCACCAGGAACAAACGGTTCAGCAGGGGCAGCGTTTGAGGCATTTAATAATCAGCTGATTCGTCAGATCCAGAAAGTTGTACTAGGGCAGACACTTACCAGCGGGACTGATGGGAAGGGAAGCTACAGTCTTGGTCAAGTGCATGAAAATGTACGAATGGATAAGCTTAAATCTGATATTAGGCTTGTCACACCAACTTTACAGGCTGTGGTCAATGCTCTATGCGCTTTAAACGGTTGGGGGGATTATGAAGTGATGCTTGGTGAGAAACCAAAACCACTGAATAAGGACCAAGCAGAGCGTGATGTCCATTTAAAGAATGCGGGTGCAAATCTGTCTAAAGAATATTTTGTTCGCGAGTATGGTCTACAGGAAGGGGATTTGAATGAGCAGGTTCCTACCAGCTTCAATCAATTCTCTGCATTACCTCGCCAGGCATTCAACTTTAAAGCTTCAGCAAACAAACTATCACCTGAACAGCAAGAAGTTGAAGAGTTGACTGATGGGCAAGATGAACTGCAGCTACTGAAACCAGATCAGGTCAAGGAATTAGTATTCAAGTCTGATAGTCCTGAAAGTCTGGCTTATAACCTGATGCAATTAATACCTGGTGCAACTCAGACACAGTTCACAGCTAATCTGGATCAGGCTTTATATGCTGCAGATGTGTTGGGATATGTGACGGCTCAAAACGGGAAGTAAACCATGCAACCAGTTACATTCCTTGAGGCACTTCAGTACGCCCACAGTAAAAAGATCGTGCTGCCTGATGAGTTTTATTCGATGGATCTAAAGACCCGGCAGATGGCAACTACGGTTAGCTTTCTATCGAGTCTTGAGCAGATTGAAACTGTCATTAAGGCGGTGAATAAATCGATTGCCGACGGCGGTACTTTTAAAGATTTTCAGAAGCTCATTGAAGAATCTGAAATCATTCTGCCAAAGCACTACCTGGACAATGTATTTCGTACCAATATCCAGAGTGCATATGGTCATGGACGGTGGCAACAACAGCAACGCAATAAGGTTAAACGCTCTTATCTGATGTATTCGGCGATCAATGATAGTCGGGTGCGTCCCAGTCATTTGGCTTTGAATCGTATTGTACTGCCGATTGATCATCCGTTTTGGCTGACACATTATCCTCCCGTTGCTTTTCGCTGTAGATGCACATGTCTGGCCTTAACCGAGAAGCAGGCATTGAAATACGAGATTACACCTGATGACCAGTTACCAGAAGTGGCTGAAGCCTTAGATTGGAGTTCTCATCCATTGCAGTTTGGCGAGCTTGAATCACTGGTTGATAAAAAGATTAGTGCTTCAAGTCTGGATAAAGAATATCTCCTCGAGCAGAAGGAAGTCATCAAAGCTGAATGGACGGCGAGTAAAAAGCTCACCAGTCTGTTTGCTCCAATGGATGATAAGACTCGGGAGCTATTCGACACAGTGGCCAATACCGTTATTCCTCTGGATCCAAGCATTCGACCAAGTGCGATTCGGACTTTCTTGGACTATGTACAAGGAAATGATACAGCACTGACCAGCTATTTAAACTCTGCCACAAGCTCTCTGGCCGATGATGTACTTAAGCGCTGGCTGAGTACCGACATGGCAGCTATTCAGGCTGTAGCGAGTAATACGGCTTCAACTGTGATGGGTGCTGCGACACTTCAGCAGGTAGCAGCGTATCAGGTAGGACAAACTGTCCAGTTTAATGCGCCGTTGCTGATGACTGATACAGCTTCAGATATCGCAATTAAGATTGAGAATGCCAAAGGGCTAGGTGTTGATCTGGATATGCTGAATGCTGGCAATGGTGTATTGATGCCGATGGGATTGTCTTTTGAAGTGGTTTCGATTGAAACAGTTGAAGGACGGGTGGTTTATATATTTAGAATTTCACATTAATAAGTGTTGGTAATTGCGTACGGCTTAGAGTTGTTTTGATATATTTATATTTATTTGAAATTTATAGAGATAACAAATGGCACTTTGTCATACATTTAGAAATCTATCTTGTCTCACTTGGATGCAATTAGAGAAAGCTAGAAGCATTGAACATCAGATACTTGAAGAAACTATAACTGACTTACTAATGGTTGAACTAAAATATAATCACCTATTTAATGTTTATACAAAAACTTTTACACGACGCGAGGAGGGAATTAATGGTGCAGATTGGGAGTGGTGGTTTGTAGACTCTTCTGGAATAAAGGGCATTGGATTCAGGGTTCAAGCTAAAATTATTAATTTTAAAACTGACTCATTTGAACAACTATATTATAAATCAAAAAATGCAACTATTAGCCAGACAGATAAATTAATAAGTGATGCTTTAAAGATTAATCCGCCATTAATACCAATATACTGTTTGTATGTGCAATATGATGATCATATATCTGGAATAGATTTCTGGGAATCTTTGATACAGTATCTTATATATAATTGTTCAAAAGAACATTTTGGATGTTCAATTTTATCAGCATTTAAGGTAAAAGATCTTAAAAAGAAAAATTTAAAGCATATAGCTAAATTAGCAAATCATTTGATTCCTTGGCATTATTTAGTTTGTCCAAGAGCTAATGCTAAAGAAAATAAGAGTTTAACTGAAAGAGTGGACGAGTTTGTAAAAATTAAAAATTTTGCACCCGAAACTAAAGATTTTGTAGATTCGTATCTTAGAGACATACCTCCACATATTAGCAATATATTGAATAGATCCTATAACGAGAATGAGATAGAGGACAATCAATTTTATCGAGAAGATTTAAGAGGAATATTGGTCATTCAAGATAAAAATTAATTTCTGAATTTTAATTTAAACCACCTTTCTAGGTGGTTTTTTTATGGAGCATGAAAAATGCCAGATCCAAATGAAGAACGGCTGAAGTATTTATTTAATGCCTCTGCGATTGAGGTACCCAAAGCTGAAGAAGGGCAGAAGCGGAAATTTAAAGGCACTGCTTATGCGGGTGGCCGTGTAGATGGTCATTGGTATTGGGGGCGTTCTGGTGTCGTTTTTGATCTTGATGGGATCGAGATTGATAAGCCAACAGCCTTGCTTGAAGAACACTTCGGCTCAAGTCGAATTGGTGTTGTTCAAGCCGTAGATACAAACGGAAAGATCGATGTATCTGGTGATTTCCTCACAAATGCTAAGGCACAGGAGATTGTTCAAGACTCTGATGATGGTTTCCCGTTCCAGATGTCGATGATGATTGATCCGGGATCGATTGAAGAAGTATCTCAAGGCAAGACAGTCACTGTGAATGGTCAGTCGTTTGAAGGCCCAATCACAATCTTCCGTCAAAACCGTATTCGTGAATTTACGATCTGCTCGACTGGTGCTGATCGCAACACATCAATTAAAGCCTTCTCGGGCAAAGCCAATCCAAACCCAACCAAAGAGGACACCAACGTGACCGAATTAGAAAAAGCACAACAGGCCAAAGAGCAGGCAGAGCGTGAGCGTGATGATGCCCTAGCTGAACTTAAGCAATTCAAAGCACAAAAGCGTGCTGATGAAATTGCAGCTTTAGAAACTGAGCTGAAAACACAGTTTAGTGCTGAAGATAAAACAGCTTATACCAATATGGAAGATTCAGTTTTTGCCTTCACGGCTAAGCAACTTCGTCAGTTCTCGGCAGGTAATACACAACCACCAGCTGGCCAACAGCCACAACAAGCACCAAGTGTGAATCCGGCATTTGCTCACTTGTTTAATCACCAGGCGAACGGTGGTCAGGGTGGTCAAGCTCCACAAGGCTCGGCTCTGGATCAGGCATTCAATCAATTTATGGCAGCGCAGCAACAAGGAGCTAAATCATGAGCCAAGTATTAACAGGCGCTATTGAGAATAAACAGCTGGTGGTTGGCGATGGTGTTCGTACCGAGAATGCCAAAGTAAAAACAGCAACGGCGTACAAGCGCGGGGATCTGCTAATTGTTGGTGCCAATAATGTGGCTGATCATCCTGCAGTTACCACGGGTGTGGTGGGTGACTGGAATGCTATTGCTGTATCAGATTTCACAGCAGAGCAAGCTACTTACCATGCTGCAAATAATCTTGAAATGCCGCTCTATGTACAGGGTGCATTTGATGTTGCAGTAGTAACAGTGAATGGAACGCCGCTGACCACCGCTCAATATGATGCTGTACGCGCACAAGCATTAAAAAACAAAATCGAACTTCGTAAAGTTGTGGGGAACTAAGACATGAGTCAAACTTTTACATTTCAAAATGCACCGGTTGAATTGCTGGATGTGCCACAACTTGTATTGTTAACAGATACCACTCAAAAAGTTGATACCTGGTTGATGGATCGCTTCTTTCCACAACGTGTTTCATACACTAAAAAAGAAGTACCAGTTGGTGAGTTAAATACAGCGACTCCACTTGCGCCGTTTGTTACTCCGACAGCAGCTGGTCGGCAGATCAAAGTAGGTGAATCGGGTAACGTAAAATTCGTTAAGCCAGCTTACTTGAAACCGATGATGACGGTGATGCCGAGTGAAGTGCAGAATACTGCTTTGATTGCACGTTTACGTCAGTTCGGCGTAATTGCCACCGGTTCAAACCGCTTATCTGATGCAGATCTACTACTGATTGATCAGGCTCAAAAAGCTTTATATCTTCGCCAGTCAATTGAAAACCGAAAATTACTGATTGCACGTGATGTATTGCTCTACGGTAAAACCACTTTTGCTTCAGCTGACTTCCCAATGTATGAAGTGGATTATGAGCGTAATCCAGCGTGTAACTATGCACCATTAATCAAATGGGGACAGGTTGGAGCAACGCCTGTTAAAGACATTCAGGCCATGATTGATTTGTCTATTGAGCACTCAGGTACATCACCAATTATGGCTTTGACCACTTCTAAGGTATACAACACCTTAATCAAGGACCCAGAGTTCAAGGAAAAATTCATTGCCCCGTATGCCGGTATTAGCGTTCCACTAACTCCGACCTTCGATCAAGCTGATAAGCCTCAATTCCGTGGCACAGTGGATAATATTGAAATCTGGACTTATGACGTAGGCCACAACATGGGTGGAGCTTCTGAGCGTTTTATCCCTGAAGACTTTTTTGGTCTTGTTTCGGATGCGAATGGATGGATTGCACATTGTGCATTGCAAAATGTTGAAGCATTTGGCCAAGCTCTGGAATTCTATTTGGGTCAATGGCAAGAAAAGAACCCTTCAAGCATTCAATTGCTTGCTGAATCTTCTCCACTTGCTGTTCCGAATAACAAAAATGGTTTAGTCGGCGGTCGCGGATTCGTTTAAGGAGTAATACATGTCGAAGTACATTGCAAAACAATCGATCGGACATTTTCGTCCGGGTCAGGAAATCAAAGGGCTTGAAGCTAAACAACTTCAGGCCCTTTTAGCATCTGGGGCTATTGAAGAATATCAAGAGCCGGAAGAACCTAAGGCAGACAATACCGCTGTTCGTCTGACTGAACTTGAAAAGGCCAATGCCGAGCTGACAACAGCAAATGCAGCCTTAACCGAAGCCAGCCAGACGGCGGCAGCTGACAAAGCTAAAGCAGATCAGGAAATTGCCGAGCTAAAAGCTAAAGTAGCTGAGCTTGAAAAGGCTAAACCAGCAGCTAAGCCTAAAGCGGACTCTAAAGCGGCTGACGAAACCAAGTAGGTGATCTATGTATGCGACTAAAGCTGATTTAGTCGCTCGATTTGGTGAAAACGTACTTAATCTTGTACTCATGTTTCCTGCTGATGTTCCAGATCCATTAGAGACAGCATTGCAAGATGCTTGTGAAGAAGTGGATGGATATCTGGCAGTACGCTATCCATTACCCTTGCCGAATGTGCCTAATAATTTGAAGCGAATAGTGTGTGAAATTACTCGCTATAAACTTTATTTTGAAGCAGCACCTGAGGTAGTTGAACTGCGCTACAAGATGGCGATAGATTTCTTAAAAGGTGTACGGGATGGGAAAAACTCACTGGCAATTCTAGATACCAGCAACCAAATCAGCGACGACCAACCCAAAGGACGACCTTCAACGGCGCCAGTCGGCACTTCATATACCGGTGGTGTGTTTGGAGATTCTATCCTGGATCAAATGCCAAGCATGAAGTGAGGTGTTTATGGCTTTCGCAGTAACCATTCAGGCTGACAGTTCACCTATCGAAGCGGTGCTTAAACAATTGGGTAGCTTTGACTCATTAAAGGCTCAGTTATTTGATGAGATCGGTGCTGGGCTTGAAAGTAGTGTCCACAATCGGTTTTTAACCGGTACTGATGTTGATGGTAACCCGTGGAAGATTTCATGGCGTGCACGTATGCAGGGTGGCGAGACGCTGCGCGATACTGGCCGCCTAATGAATTCTTACACCCACAATGTTCTTTCAAGTGGTGTGGAGGTGGGTACAGATGTTGTGTACGCACCACATCTGCATTACGGCGCAACAATTCTACCTAAGAATGGCCAATACATCACTTTTGCAGTGGGTGGCCAATATCGGAAAGTTAAGCAGTCGATTCTACCGCCTCGAACTCAACTCGGCCTTGATGCTGAAGATGAGGTTATGGTTTTGGATATTGTTGGGAGTTTTATAGATGAGCACCTTCTTCGCGGTGCGTGATGAGATTGCAGAAAAACTGAAAGAGATTCCAGAATTTCTAAAGATCTATACGCCGTTGAATTCAGTCAGCGTAACAGAGATGTCGCAAGTCACGCCGTCGGCACACGTCAATTTTGTTCGTATAGATAAAAAGGCAAGTGCAGGTCGTGGAAGTATCAACCAGATCGGTCAGCAATGGGCGGTTACGGTGGCATGTCGCAATGCTCAATCTCAAATGACCGATGGACGTGCTGTAAGTGATGAAGCGGGGCTTTTGACTGAGAAGGTGATTCAACTTCTGTCAGGCTGGCAGCCTCAAGCATCACGTACGGCGCTGGAATTTATTTCAGTTCGAGATGGTTATAGTCCGGGCTTTGCATACATCACTATTATTTTTGAATCACAAAAATTCATTTAGGAGCCAGTCATGGCAAAACAATACAAGGCAACGCAGCCTGTCGGTCGCTTTAAAAAGGGCGATGTCGTTGGCGGACTGGACGATGCTCAAATTAAAAAATTAGTGGCAGATGGCGTGATTCAGGAAGTACCTGAAGCTAAAGCCGCTGCTCCAGCCAAGAAAACCACAGGGGATGAAAAGTAATGGCTAAATCAGATTTAATCTCGCTTCAAGGCGAGCTTCATTTGGCGAAGATGGTTAATAGTGTGCCATCTGCCTTATTGCCCGTTGGTAATACACCGGAATTGCAGATCGCAATCTCTAGTGAATCCACTGATCACTATGAAAGTAAAACCGGCCTCCGTGCTAAGGATGCGGTACTACGCAAACAAACTGCAGTGGCTATCTCTGGTACACTTGAAGAAGTAACAAAGCAAAACTTAGCAATGGTCCTAAGTGGCAAATCAATCGAAATCCCTGAAACTCAGCTGACTGATATTACTCTGGGTGCTGTAGAAGCTGGCGCCATGATTGACTTAGGACATCGTAATTTAAGTGAAGTGGATTTTAAAGACAGCTCGGATGTTGCCATCACTTCAGATAAATATGTACTGGATGCTGTTTACGGCACAGTCATTTTTAATGAAGCTATTGTTGGTTCAATTAAGTTTTCTGCCAAAGCCGGTGCTAAGACACGTACTACAATTGCAACTAACCTAGGTAATGAATATCGCTTGCTGTTTAAAGGCATTGATACTGTTACAGGCGATAAGGTGATCTTAACTTTATGGCGCGTCGAATTTTCGCCAGATACCGAGTTTGATCTAATTCATGAGGACTTCGGATCTTATTCAATTGAAGGTGAAGCACTGGCAGATATCTCTAAAGCTAATGATGAAGAGCTAAGTGTATTTGGTCATATTGAGCGTTTTAGCGTAGCTGCATAAACCCATAAACAATACAGGCACAAAGAAATCCACGGCGCATTAGCGTCTTTTTTTGTGTCTGCCTTATAGTAATAAGTCTTAAAACATTTAAGATGAAACTTAATAAATAGTAAAAAATAAAGATTATGTAATCTTTTGTTATTCTAATTTTCATCTGATGGGGATATAAAAGATATTCAGTTCACGTTAAGAATGAATCTGCTATGACTAAAATAGAAATATTTGTCTCCATCCTAGCCGTAATAATTATTTCTACTATTATTTATCTTGTATGTCAGTAAGTTAGTAAGCTAAGAACCGCCTTTGGGGCGGTTTTTTGATAAGTGGAAGTTTCACCTGGCTATATAGGGTCAATTTTAAAAAGACTTAAAATAGTAAAACATAACTTTACAAATCCACTCTCCCTAGATGTTAGATAAGATTGAAAATTAATGTAAAGTGTCGCCCTTAATACATGGGGATATTATGAAAAATTTAAGCTTATTCTTTTTTATTATGATTTTAGCTGGGTGTGGACACGGGGAATCTAGTGGTCAGCATCTTGATTTAGAAACAAGCAAAAAGGAACAGCTTGAATTTGCAAAAGAAGCTACAAAAGAATTCATTCCCAATCCTGATTCAGCTAAGTTCCGCAATCAAATAGGAGAGTGTGGAGAGGTAAGCTATAAAGAAGCAGACGGTAAAGATATTGGTTTTCAACGTTTCATTGTGCTTCAGAAAAATATAGTGCTTGTAGAAAATCAGACGGATCAAAAGCAATTTGAGTTGTCATGGAAGAGTGCTTGTACGCCAAGCTGGAATTAATTAAAAAGCCCTTTAATTAAGGGCTTTCTTTTATTCACCAGATGATTCGGATTTTTGGTCCTTACCATCTCCATATTCTAAAGCAACCTGTTGCGCTTCAGCTGCAGCAGTGGCTTCTATTGGAATCGAGTCAGCTGCGATAGCTACGGTACCAGTAAATCCCATTAAAGCTAAGATTAGAATTTTCGAATACTTTTTCATTTGAATTTCCTCTACGTTTCTAAGACTTAATTTCAGTGTAGAGAATGATTTAAATCGTGGATGTAGCAGCTATGTCGGGATATGTAAGATATTCAGGTCTAAAGTTATAGGTTTCTAGGTTTGCGTAAGAATGCTTTTCGGTTGAAACTTTTTGTTGAGTTGCTTAACGAAATGTTTGAATGCTTCAGTAGGTAGCTACACTCTAAAGAAACTTCCCTAACTTCTAAATCTTTGTAACATGCAATAATTTTTTTGTAATCTTTATGTTATAAATTGTTTGCTTTGCTTATCATATGAATAATGAAAAGTGGAGCACCGAAAATGCTAACAAAAACAGAAATCATTGTTGTCATTCTAATGGTAGTAGCCTTAATTTTCATCGTGTATGAGATGGGACAAGGTGGTAGTTGGACTTTATAGAATTCAGCCTTTATCAACGGTAAAAGAAAAGCACCTTCGGGTGCTTTTTTAATGCCTAAAATTTAAATCGAGACATCATCATGAATGATTTTTTCTTAGCAACAAATCGAAGCATCAAAATCGATGACATTGAAGTGCGTCAGATCCAGATGAAAGATTTTGATACCTGGGCAATGCATGCTGAGCCGTTAAAGAACTTCATCAAAGACCAAAATCATTCAGATGAGATTTTGACAGGGTTATTCAAGGCTCACGGTGTGCAAGTCATTTCGACCATGGCATGCGTCACCGATCTGGACAATGAATCATTAGTAGAACTTGCTACTGATGAACAGGGATTTAAAGAGCTACTTAAGGCAGCACTTCTGGTCAATCAGACTTATTTCAAATACGAAAAGCCAAGACGCGGCATTAAAAAGAAAGATGACTCCACTTGGTTTAATTCATTCCAGTTTCTGGTATCAATGGGCCATCAGCATAGTGAAATCATGGAAATGACTTACGGTGCATTTCAGAACTACGTTAATGCAGCAAATAAGCTGTATAAGCAGGGAATCTTTAATAACGCCGTTGCAGCGCGTGTGGCACAATCTGATAAGAAAGGTTTTGAGTCATTTAAGAAAGAAATGGTTTCTGATTGATCGACTATCTTCCTAAAGTTATGATGTAAAGATAATAATTTAGGGATAGGGAAAATGGCTAAAGTGGAATGTCTTGTTTGTGGGCGTGTAGGCTCTGCAAAAACTAAAGGTAGTTTTCTTATAACTATCGTTTTGCTTTTTATTGGCTTGCTTCCAGGGATAATATATGAAATCTGGCGTAGATCAGGCGGTAAAGTCTGTGGTTCTTGCGGCAGTCAAAATATAAGACTTTATTCACCTTTGCCTAAACAAATACAGCAACCAATCCAACAAGAAACACAGCCAGAAGTTTTTAAAATACCAAGCAAAACTAAATTAGTCGCAAATGATATATTTTCAAATAATGCAGGTAATTTTGTAAAATTGGACGAAAATGGAGTTGAGCAAAAGAATTGCCCCGATTGTCGCGAACTAATTAGATTTGATGCGAGAAAATGTAAGCACTGCGGCTCAATCTTAGAGAAAACATCTTAAACACTTATATTTATACCCAGTGTTATACCCGCTTCGGCGGGTTTTTTATTGCCTAAAATTTAGAGGTCAGCATGTCTGGTAAAAATTTAACATTCAAATTAATCATGGATGCCGACACTAAAGGTTTTGTTGGCAATATTAGACAGTCAGAAGATACAGTTAAATCAGTATTCAACACAATTAAGCAAGAATCTGAACGCTTAAAACAGGCAACTGCCGATGCTTCGAAAGAAATGGGAAATATTATCCCTAAAGGCACGACAGAGCTTGCTGACAAGCTTTCCCAGTCTCTAAATGCTGCTACTGGAATCATCAAAGATGCTGGGGAAAATGCAAAATCCACAGCAGGAAACTTTACAGATTTTGGTAATAAGGCTGAAAAAGCATTAGGCCAACTTAAGAGTGATTTAGTTCAAGCCAAACAAAACCTTGAAGCATTTTCTAAAACCAGTGCTTCACCTGCAGATATTGAAAAAGCACAGGTTCAGGTTGATCAGTTAGAAAAAGAAGTACAGCAGACTGATCAGGCATTTAATAATTTTCAAGCTGAAGTAGGTAAAGCCAACAACAGCTTAAGAGAAACAGACACAGCAGCTCAGACGGCGCAAAAAGGTATTGATGGCGCTAAATTTGCTGTTAACACACTTGTGGGCGCATTAACTGCTCTTGGCATAGGTTTAGGTATTCGTGAGCTTGCAGAAGCTGCCGACTCATACACTAACCTCTCTGTTCGTATTCAGATTGCTACCCGTGAAGGTGGTAATTTTAATTCTGCAATGGCTGGAGTTCATCAGGTAGCACTTGCCACAAATTCTAGTTTACAGGCAACAGGTGATTTATTTACCCGACTAAATACAGTCGGCAAAGAAATGGGGATGACGCAACAACAAGCGCTAGACCTGACTAAAACAGTTACCCAAGCCATTCAGATCGGTGGTGGTTCAGCTCAGGCCAGTGAAGCGGCTGTACAGCAATTCATCCAAGCCATGCAGGGCGGTGTTCTTCGTGGTGAAGAATTCAACTCTATGATGGAAAATGGTTACGGTCTTGCTGAGGCTCTAGCTAAAGGGTTGGGAGTCACGACTGGTGAACTCCGCAAGATGGCGGAAAATGGTGAGCTTTCAGCAGAGCGTGTTATTAAAGCTTTGCAAAGTCAGGCTACCCAGATCCAAGAAACCTACAACCAGTTTCCAACTACTATCAGCAATGCACTGCAGAAGATTTCTACACAATGGCAGATTCTGATTGGTGAGATGGATCAGGCCAATGGCTCAAGTGCAACGGTAGCTAATGCACTATCAATCATTGCTGATAATCTTGGAATCCTCAAAGTATTCTTTGATGATGTTGCTGAAGGTATTGGGTGGTTCCAGGGTAAACTATCTGAGATTGATCCATCTACAATTGAAGCAATCCGAAGCACGTTATCGGCTGTATACGACACAATTAAAACTGTCATATCCAGTATGGCGGGGATTGCTGAAACAGCATGGAGTGCCTTTACATCTACTTTAGATGCAGTAGCCCCGTTATTTAACGCAATTATGGGTGGTAAAGAAGAAGTTAGTGGTTTAACCACTCTATTCAATGTTTTTAAAGTTGCATTGGGGGTGGTATCTGATGCTGCAACTGGCCTAAACATTGCTCTTAAGTTACTCCTTGCGGGTATTCAGTTTATTTCAGGAGGTATTTATGCACTTAGTGCCGCCGTCCTGGATTTCTTAGGGTTCGATGATCTTGCTGCACAGGCTCAGAATGCGTCTGATGCTCTGTTTAGACAGGCCGAAAAGAATGGAAGAGAAGCCAATAGACTTGCGCTTGAAAGCAAATCTGCGACAAGAGAAGCAATTCGAGAGATTCGTCAGACTGAAGATGAGGCAAATAAAGAACGGGTTGCTGAGAGCCAAAAAACTCTTAATGAATTAAAGCTTCAAGAGGAAAAGCATAAGGCTGACTACAAGGCTATTAGTGATGAGCGTGTTCAGCTAGAGCAGCAGCTCTATGAAGCACGCAAAACTGGTAATCAGGCTGCAATTGATCAGGCTGTAAAAGGTCTTGCTGACTTAGATACTAAGGAAAAAGCGTATCAGGCTGAAAGCCAGAAAATCACTGAGGCTAAGATTAAAGCTGCACAAGATTGGGTAAATGCTCAACTTGCAGCAGCAGATGGTACTCAAAAAGCAGCGGATACAGCCACCCAAAAAACCCTACAAACTACTCTTGCGGCTCAAGGTTTAAAAATTGAGTTTGATAGTACTGGCAAAGCAATTGTCAAAGCCATGGATGACGGTGCTAAGGCCACAGAGGGTACGGCAAACGCAGCTGATAAAGCACGAAAAGCTGCAACCGCTTTAGGTCTGGATCTGGATGTTTCCTTAAATCGTGTCTCTGAAAAGTTTGCAGAAAATGGCAAAAATGTTAATAAATTTGCAGCAGGCCTTGATGATCTTGGTGTTAAGGGAAAGCAGGCTGGGCAGGTTACCTATGAAGCTTGGTTGACATGGCTGGAAACCGCCAAAAGCCAAGCTGAAATTAATATAGCCAAAGCAAAACTTCAGGAGTTCGGGGACCAGGGCAAAGTTTCAACAAGTCAGGTAGAGCAAGGCCTCATTGCTATCAAGTTGCAGGCTCAAGGACTACCGGATGATATTGACCCGGTAACCGAAGCTTTCAAGCGTCTAGGTATTCAGACCAAAGAGCAGCTCAAGCTTGCCGCTCAACAAGCTTTGATGGATTACATCACAATCCGGGATAGCGGCAAGGCTACAGCTGAAGGTATCCAGAAAGCTTACGAAAAAGCCGCTCAGTCTGCCGCTGCATCTGGTGATGCTGGCGTTATTGCTGCAACCAATGCTGCAAATGCTGGGCGTAATCTTGAAATTCAAATTGATGACACAGGCGTTGCTGCCGTCAAATCCATGGATGAGTGGGAAAAATCTAATCACCGCGTCAGAGATTCTGCACGCGGTATTGCAGATGGTTACCGCCATGCTGGCCAAGTGGGACGAGAGGAAGCTAAAACAACCTCTGAAGCCTGGGCTGATGCAGTCAATAAAGCCAAAGGCGAATTTGATAAGGCCATGAAGCAGCAAAGTAAATCGCTTGGCAGTTTGGATAACTATGATTCTTATAACAAGAATGATGTTATCTCTATGCTTAAATCTCAAGGTTATGACGATGCACAAGCCAAAAAACTGGCTGGTAATATCTGGTCGCAAGCCATGGAAGCAGATCGTGATGCCAAGATGGCAAGTTATGGTAATAGCTCATTTGGTGGTTTGGATACTGTCATTAATCAGATGTTTGATCAGGCGGCTGCAAAAGGCATTACTACGCAACATGGTACCAATAAGATTAATGAGTTGATGCGCAGTATCAATGTGGCTTCAACTGGATCTAGTAGCCTAAACGACTACGCGCCATCTATTCCTTCCGTACCATCAACTAAAGATTATGGTAAGGGTGGTGATAGTGTGAATTACAACATTCAATTCGGAGGTCAAACCCTATCCCTTACAGGCGATGCAAGCCAAAAGGATGTGATGACCAGCCTTGTAAACCAATTAAAAGGTATAGCGAAATCAACATGAAACTCATTCGCTTAGCAACATCCGAAACCGTCCCTTTAGAGGACGGTTTTTTATGGCCTGATGAATTCTCATGGAAGGCCATTGAGCAGAATCAAGCCTATACGATGGATGGCTCTCTGATCATTCAGGAAGGCAAAAAGAAGTCTGGCCGGCCAATTACCTTACAACCGGCAGATCCACAAATGGGCTGGGTCAAGCTACGAGAACTGCGGACTGTTTTGGAGTGGTCCAAGCTGCAGGGTGAGAGTTTCAGACTGCAGTTTGAGCAACCACATGACAACCGACAATTCACCGTCAAATTTAACCATCAGGATGGGGCTTTAGAGGCTGCACCGGTAAAAGGAATTCCAGCGGTATCACTGGATGATTATTTTAATGTGACCTTGCGCTTTACGGAGTTAGACGATGGCGATTGAAACCAAGGATTTAGTAATCTACAAGTCTGAACGCTTGACTGATAACTCGGATGGTGGTGGTAAATATTCTGGTGTCGTGGTGCAGGATGGCATCAGCAATAACCTGTTTAATGATGTGTCGGAAATGGACCGCACCATGGGTGATGTATCTATGCGCAAGGTCTTTCCTGCAGTTACCACTGAAGACACTGATCTATTGATGGGGGCAACGGTCTTTATATCTGAACTGCCAGAAGATCCAAACGTATCGGCACTGCTATTTAGCACCAAGAACTGGACGGATGAACGTCAGTCTGCTCAAAACCGGGTAGAAAACTACTTGGCCAAAGGTGGTCAGATTGCCGGTACACCACTGGATACGCATTGGCAGGGCATGTCATCGCTTCAAACTGTAATGTGGCCACAAGAAGTTGAAGCATCCGTTGGGGATACGATTGTCCTGATTAGTGATGAAGGTAAGCCTCTGGAACGAGAGCAGTATGTGCGTATTACCAAGGTTGAAACCCGTACTGCCATTATGGTCATCGATGGTAAGAATGTTGAGTATAAGGTTGCCACGTATTCCTTGAATGATGCTCTTGAGGTTGACTTTGTGGGATTATCAGCGCGTCAGTGGTACAACGGTGAGAAATCCAAGACCATCATCCGCGATACCATTGTTGCTGATACCGGCCTGTACTATTCATCGACTGCATTGGCATCTGATGCCAATGTGGGGGAGTTTACCGTAAATGCCAAAAGTATCTTTGCTCGGCTGATTCCATCGGCCCAGACCGAAACACTGATCATTGATGTGAACGCTGCGGGTGAAAGCGTGGTGCTGGTGGCAGGTAATGAAGGCACGATTACAGTCAATTATCCCGGCATGACTGTTGGTGTCAGTCAGAACCTGTATATCGGCTCTGCAGTGATTCCATCCAGTGTGTCATTCACATTACAAGGCCAGCAGATCACCGATCAGGGTGGCTTGCTTAAGAACACCCAGGGAACACAAGTCGGCACGATTGATTATCAGCGTGGCTTGATTCAATGGACCGCAGCAGCACCAGCCGGCACCTCAAGTTTGAATATCACATTCAAGCCAGCTGCTGCACCGAATCAGTATTATCAGAGTCATGCGATTCCAGTGACTCAGAATAACCAGAGCACCAACTGGACCGGTGTTTTAATTCCAATTCCGGCACCAGGCGCTTTGTCCATCTCGTATATGTCACAAGGCAAGTTCTATGAACTTAAAGATGATGGATCTGGGCAGTTAAAGGCTGCCAGTCCATCTTTTGGTTCAGGCATGATCAACTATGAAACTGGCTCATGGTTATTAACGACTGGTGCGCTACCAGATGTAGACACACCGATCCTGCTGAACTGGGGTACACCGATTGTCACTTTTGTGCGCTCGAATTTAACTGTTGAAAAAGCTGCGTTTGATTTTGATTTAGGACGACCAGGTGTGTTGCCGGGCATAACTATTAACTGGATGCTTGAAGGTGAAGAGAAAACGGCAACCTCTAATGCGCAGGGTAAGTTTACTGGTGATGCTACAGGTGAAATCAACTATGCAACCGGTATTGGCAAGATCATTCCAAACAAGTTGCCTCAAAAAGGAACAGCTTTCTCCGTGATCTATAACTATGGATCCTCACTTGAACAAACCAAGATGGATGTTACCCCTGCAAATCAAAAGCTGACCTTTACCATTGGTACAGGACCAGCAATTCAGCCAAATAGTGTTGAGTTAAAAATTCCACTTCAAAGCAGTGAGGGGATTACAGGGTCTGTAACTCTGACAGATGTGCCGGTGAATGCAACTATGGGTAATCTAGTGAATAGCCGCGGTCAAGTGCAAGGCACCATTATCTATGCCACTGGCGCAGTTGAAGTCACACCAAAAAGTACAGCGAGCAGATTTGTGCAAACCTTTACACCTATGGCTACCTATGCGGCTGCCTAGCGAGGAAATATGTCTTTTTATTCTCCACAAACGTCAGACATTCAAGGTCAGCAGGTTGAATTAAAAGCCCTTAATGCTGTTGATGTTCAAGTGAAATACCGCGATACATCCGGCTCAAACTCGGCAACTCATACCGTGACGGCAAACAAACTCAAGCTGGATTTATCCTCCGGTTTTGATGAGCAGATTCTGACAGGTTCAGCTCGTTTCAAAGTGGGTGCTGATACCCTTCTGGATCGTACTGGCTTGCTATATCGCAATGTGAATCCAGCCAATAACAGTGGGATTCAGTCAGGTGTTATTCAATATGGCACCGGTATTGTTGAAATCGACTCATGGACCCCAAATGCAGATAACACGATTACTTTGGAATCCTTGACCACCACAACCGACCTGCTACCGGTCAATAAAATCAGTTTTAGAACACCGATCATGCCGATCCGACCGCAATCATTAACTGTGGTTTTAGCATCAATTGAATTTGGGCAGCTAACTTTAACTGCTGATGAAAATGGGGTGATTGAAACCAGCCGGGCACATGGTCAGGTCAATTGGGATAATGGCTTTGTCACGATTTACTTTTATACCAAAACCAAAATCACCGAAACCAACCGAGCAGACATTGAAGCGAATGACTGGTATGACCCATTACTGGAATATCAGGAAGGCTTAGACGTTTATATCAATGTCCCGGTCTGGGTGGATGCTTCATCCGTGCGCTATAACGCCGTAGCCTATACTTACATTCCACTGGATTCTGAAATCCTTGGTTTGTCTGCCACACGTTTACCAATTGATGGCCGTGTGCCGATATTCCGTGTTGGTGGTATTGGTATTGTCAGCTCAAGCAAAGCGCAGGAATTACCAAGTGCAATTGCAGGAACCACATACGATCTCAATGATCAGCGGATCTCATGGGCAGAACTGGAAGATGCTAACGGAACGAAAGTAGCTTTCGATTTATACACAGTTGATTATGACTATGGCCGTGTGACATTGGGTGGTGACTTTGTACTGAGTAATCTGGTAGCTCCACTGACAGTGAGATACCGTTATCAGGACATGGGCTTAATTCGTGACGTTCAGATCAATGGCCAGCTGACATTTACCAAGCCGTTAACCCATAACTATGATGCGGTGGATACGATTGTGGGGTCTGCTTTGGTCATTGGTGACATGCAGGCGCGTTACACACGCAAGTTTGTACAGCAAGCATGGAATAGTGTCTGGAATGATGAGCCGACTGGTACAGGAATTTCAGCAAACTTTAATGATTCACTCTATCCAATCCAGATGACCAATAAGGGTGCAATTCAGGAACGCTGGGCGATTGTCTTCACTGGTTCAGAGAGCTTTTATTGTGTCGGGGAGTATACAGGGCGATTAACTCTTGCCGGCTCAACTAATGTTGATTATTCGCCACTCAATCCGATCACTGGTGCACCATATTTCATGATCAAAAAAGAGGGCTGGGGAGCCGGTTGGGCAAATGGGAACGTCTTACGATTTAATACAGTGGCAGCAAATTTCCCGGTCTGGGTAATTCGCACTGTAAAACAGTCAGAGCCGGCGGTTCTATCAGACCAGTTCCAGATCATGCTTCGTGGTGATATTGATCGCGTAATTTAAAAGTTAAATCAAATATGACCGCTTGATGCGGTCTTTTTTATGAGTAAAAAGATATGGCGATGAAGCAGACACAAACCAAACTTTTTGATTTCTCTGATATTGGTTTGGATTTTAGTGCAGGTTCAAAAAACCTGTTTCCAGATCGTTTTAAGAAAATGCTGGTACTTGGTTATAACGAGCAGACAGTATCGAGCGTGGCAGTATCTGGGAACCAGGTCACATTCACTTATGGCGGTGCACATGGTTATGTGGCGGATCGTGTTTTAAAGGTCGATTCAGGTGCTTTAGCGTCAATCAATAGCGGAGAGTTTTGGATTGATTCAGTCACAACAAACACAGTGGTATTTACGCTTGATGACGCTCCAGTATCCATCCCTAGTGGTTTTACAACACGAATAGCTCCTCTTGGATTCGAAATGGTATATGAGCAGCCACCTGTTCAAGTTTATAAATTTAAATCACTTAAAGAAGAGGACCTGTATTTAAGACTGTGTTTTCAGTCTGCTGCTGCGCAAAGAAATACTGTGGTTCCATGTGTAGGCTGGTCTGCGGATTTGAGCTTAGGAGTGATTACAGACCCTCTGACAATAGAGGTCACAAGAGGTGGAACGGTGATTGGGGGGGAATTTAAGTGGGACTTTACGAGTGATCCGAGCTCATCTCATAACAATTACACTTATTCCCAAGGATATAGCTCATTTGGTCGCGGTGTTGTAGTGGGTAGTAAATACCACCTAGCTTTCCTAACTGGGCTTGCAACCGCAACTGGTCACTTAATTAATGGATTTCTACCAGCCACAGTTTTGGACTTAATGGGCTTTTCTGGAAGGGTTCCAGTTGTTACTTTTGGTGTAAATGCTGGACTTCCAAATAACTTTTATTCAGATTTGCGTGGCAAAGTACATTATGCATATATTGGAGATCAGAGGGTTAATTTTGCAGGGAATCGCTATAGTGCTTACACATTTAATTATGGTTTTGGTTCGGGTGTAAATTTTTATCCAGCAGCAGTTGAAGGGTTTAACACATCCCCGACAGAGCCACTTCTGATTTATGAAAATGGCAATAGTCAGTTTGTTGGTGTGGCACATGGAGCGCAAACTTTAAAACTCGGAACAGATACAGTGGCAATCCCATCAACTTTAGGGGCACAGCCAGTTGAGTTGGTAGAGGCAGATTTTGGGAATAAATGTCTGGTTCATAGCATGTCAATAGCTGCTGGATTGTCCGGAATTGCGTATTTTGTTATGCCTATTGAGGAGATAAAGATTGATTATTAAATTAAGTCGAATATTCTTTGGTGGCTACACCCCCAACAAAGAAGCCATGGGGGCAAAAAAATACATATCATTTCCTCTGCGTAGCTTAATCTTATCCATTCCAGTATCTGCGAATCATGGTTTCGGTAAAATCAAAGGTGTAACAAAAAAGATGGGGGTAAATTATTCACCAGTTTCCGTTTGTGTATTCCGTAGGGATGATCGTCAATTAATCTGGGAGACCAAATCACGAGTTAATGGCACTTATGAATTTCGAAATATTGCAAAAGGGCTTGAGTGTTTTGTTGTCGCATTTGATCCAAACGAAGAATATAACGCAGTGATCTCCGACAAGGTGGTGGCAAAATGAGTAAAACATCAGTCAAAGCCCGGCTTGCTATGACTCAGGCCTTTGCCAATTTTTTAGATAACGGTAGCCAGAGTGCTACCATTATTTTTTATCAAGGCGCACAGCCTGCCAGCCCTGCGGTTGCGGCAGATTCAAACAATGCATTGGTGACACTGACTTTTCCTGAGCCATGCATTAAAGAAACTACAGCAACTTATGTAGAGCTTCATCCAACGGATACCGCAACGGTAATTAAAACTGGGACTGCCACTTGGGCACGTATTTATAATGGTGCTGGCGAGGTCGCTGCCGATCTGACGGTAGGCACAGATATTTCCCTAGCCAATACCAATCTAGCCCTTGGCGGCTCATTGTCGGTGACATCGATAAAACTCAGACCTTAATTTAAAAAAGGGTGCTCATGTGGATTTTAAAAATAAGCTCGGCACCGTTGATGCTCACAACCTAAACTTAAACTTTAAGCCTGATAATACCGATAGCCATAACATTATTCTTAATTTTGAGCATCTGGCCGATAGCTCAACCAATCTTAATTTGGGTAATGATGTTACAGCTGTAATTGATACGGTACTTCATACTGAGTTTACATTTGAAGTCACAGCAGTCTATGCAGATAGCGGTGCAAATACTGCTGTCATAGACACGGTGCTCGACACCGAGTTCGGTTTTAATGTCGTCGCTGAATTTAGTGAAAACACTGATGTCATTGGCCAAATCGATACGGTTTTAGACACCAGTTTTAGTTTTAAAATCGAAGCGGTATTTAATGAAAACCTTTGTATCATTGACGCGGTTTTAGATACCAATTTTTCATTTGAAGTCATAACCCTGTTTGATATTAATCATATTGTCGGGGTGTCTTACGGTTTTGACATGCGATATCAGAAAGCGATTGCATGCCTGAGCACCACAGAAATACCGTGGGCTAAACCCATATTAAGGGTCTCGAATGAGGCTCTTTTTTATGAGCAGGGCTTGGTGATTTCTAATCAAGTGGATATTTGGCATGAGCAGGCAGGATCATTAACCCGGGCGGTTAGATTCCTTCATGAGCAAGCAACCGGCTTAAGTTCTGATGCCTATGTGATTTGGGAGGAGGGTGATAAGCGCTTTATTCATCAGCGCTATCTGCATGAAGAAACGATCAAGCTACGTCATAACCGCGAAACGGTTTGGCAGGAAATGATTCGCCGTCGCAAGACCTTTACCTATTCGCATGACGTAGCCCAAGTCTTTGAGCACCGCTTTTCATTTGAATGGGATAAAAGTCTTGAGATTGTCACCAAGTCGGACTTGCCATGGGATAAAGCCAAAGCGATTCACTATCGCAAGCATCCAGTTCAACCTTGGCCAAAGCCTGAAATACCTAAATATGAAGGTACAGGCGACCTAAATTTCATTTGTCTTTGTGATACTGATTCACACAATGTTGTTTTAAATTTTGGTGCAGATGACTGTATTCCAGCACTGCCGAAAAGGAACTGGTGGTATATCGTGAATTCATTAACAGCTGAGCGACTGGATACCGGCGAGAAAATTAAAGTCATGGATGGTACCTATAGCACCAGTCGGTCGCAATGGTGCTGGACCTATTCCATTACTGTGGCTCATACCGAGAAAGATAAGCTGCAACCAATTAATGGCCAGCCAGTGATACTGAAAGTCATGATCAATGGATTTGAGCATCATGTTCTACTGGAAGATCCAGAAGAAACCCGACGTTTTGCCAGTGTTCTCTACACTTACCCGGGGCGAAGTGTCACCGCTTTAAACTCTGCTAAATATGGGCCTTCACGCTCATTCATTCAGGAGAATGAACGAACATCTGTGCAACTGGTACAAGCTGAACTTGATCGAGCAAATAGCGGTACCAGTTTGGACTGGAAACTGATTGATGAATTGGGCTGGATTGTACCGGTTGAAAGCCTGAGTTATGCAGAACTAGCACCCATCGATGCAATAAAGCAAGTAGTTGATGCAGGTGGTGGCTTTATCTATAGCCAGAAAGCAGGGAATACACTGACCATCTTACCCCGGTACCAGAAAGGCTACTGGGATACGATGACGGTAGAGGATTACGATATTCTGCTATCCGAAAGCCTGGTGATGCAGCAGAACATTAAGCAGAACGATGAATACATTGCTGACTTCAATTCCATCACTGTAGTGAATAGCCGTAGCGGTGAAAGCCTGAAAGTACAGCAGCGTGGTACTTCGGGTGATGTGCCTTTAGAGACAGTCACTGGTCCATTGTTTAATGTAGTGTCGGGTGCCAGCTATGGAAAAAATGAATTGGTCAAAGCCAATATTCAAGAGCTGCACACCTTTTCTGATATTCCGGTGAGCTCGGAAATTGGCGAGATGCTACCAGGTAAATCGATTGCATTTAATGGCCAGTGGTGGGGTGTGATTGACTCAGTTTCAGGTAGCTTCTCACATGAAAAAGTGAATGAAACCATTGCAGTGGAGCGTATCAGCCGTGAATAATCCTTTATTTGAACTGCGTAAGCTGCTTAATCCGACTCATGCAGAATATATCGGCACTATCACATCAGTGAAGCACCCAGAGTATCGGGTGCAGATTGACGGTGGTTCGGGTCCGGTACTTTGCACTTCTGGTACCGCATATAATTTAGGTGCCAGAGTATTTATCTCAAACCAAGTAATTTTAAGGCCAGCACCCACCGGTCAGCATTCAGAAATAGAAGTCTAAACTTAACCAAATAACGGCACCTTCGGGTGCCTTTTTATTACCAAAATTTAGGGGGCGCAATGTCAAATGACTATTCATCTGATCCACCAGTAGCGACAGCAGGGCAGCTTCTTGCCATCTCAGACAAGATCAATGATCTTGGAAAAAGTATGGATAAGTTAGCTGAAATGCCCCAAAAGCTCGACCGTATGAATATGCAGCTAGAGCAGCTCAATAAAGAGCATCAGCAGACCCGGAATGACTTAACTCAAACTCGTGACAATCTGCAAGATGACTTAGATCGAGCCAAGTCAAACTTTAAAAGCGAGATCAAGCAAGTCCGAAATGAGATTGACCCAAAGTTTAAAGAAATGGATATGCAGATCAGAGTGCTACATGAAAGCAAAACAAAGATTGATAACACCACAAGTCTTGTACGATTTGGTGGCATTTTCTTGGCTGGCTTGTTTGTAGTCGCATGGAATACTCAAACGAGCAAGACAGATACGGTAAACACTCAGACAATGGCGAATAGCCAGTCAATCCAAGTTCTTGAAAAACAATCTGACCAACTCTTAAGAACGGTTGAAGAAATCCGCAACAAACTTTATGAACGAAACATGAGAGAGGAAAAATGAAATTAGTAGATAATGCCCGACAGTGGTATAAATTCTGGTCCATCCGATTGAGCGCTTTAGGCGCTTTTTTATTGTCTGCATGGTTTGCGTATGGCAGTGAAATTACAGCGTGGTGGATGATTCATGCTGCGGACTATTTCCCCTTCTTGGCACCACAAACAATCAAGTGGATTGGTCTATTATTGGTGATTGCAGGGCAATTGGCTCGACTGGTGAAGCAGCCGCGACTGGTTAAAGATGGTGACAACCCATGAAACATATTTTTGATTTCTTACGAAAGATCAGTGGTGGCAAACTCACCCAAAAGCAGGTTGATGCTGCAGATAAGCTGATTGCAACCGCTTATGATGACCTGAACGATGTGTTGGGTATCGCCACAGATGAAATGCATGTGAGTCCAAGTGGAGTCGATTTGATCTGCAATTTTGAAGGTCTGCGACTGAAAGCCTATGATGATGGCGTAGGTGTATGGACCATTGGATTTGGCACCACAAAATACCCAAATGGCATTCGTGTAAAGAAAGGGGATACCTGCACACTGGATCAAGCCAAAGCTTATATGCAGAACGATCTGAAATCATTTGAGCAGACTGTAAATAATACGGTCAAAGTTCCACTCAATCAGAATCAGTTCGATGCTTTAGTTTCACTGGCCTACAACATTGGATCAACTGCATTCAAAAATTCCACTTTGGTTAGGCAACTAAATGAAGGAAATTATAAAGCTGCTGCCAATCAATTTAATGTTTGGGTCAATGCTGGTGGCAAGCGCATGCAAGGTCTGGTGAACCGCCGGGCTGCAGAAAGGACTTTATTCTTAAAATAGATAAATGCCCTCACATGAGGGCATTGTTTATCATTAAAATAAGTGACTGGTTATTAATTAATCCTCAGAATCCCTTCCCAACTAAAATAGTTCTGAGTCAGGTTTTTTCTGGCCATTGCCCATGCGCGACCATGCATTTTGCATGGGCCAATTGCTATTTTCTTATCTCCAAATCTCACCTTAACCTGCTCAAGGGCAGATTGAAGTTTCTCATTTTTCTCTATTTGAGTACTATCAGATAGAAGGTCATATATGTATGTCGATTTTGGCTCGATTGCGGTCAATATCACACCACATTTCTTAAACTCGATTCCTTCTTGAAACAGCTCATTCATTCGCTTCATTACAGCCCGGTTCATAACAGCAGCACAGTCAGTCGGCTCAGCAAATCCGATATTGATCGACTTGTTATAGAAAGGCCTGTTCTTATCAAAAGGATTGGATTGGGCAAAAGCAATCAAACAACCACAAAGAGATTCATCTTCTCTTAACCGCTTAACAGCGTTCTGCAGGTAATCACTCATTGCCTCAGATAATGATTCAATATCGGTTACCCGTGCGCCAAATGAGCGTGATGAAATAATCTGCTTTTTGGTTGCCGGTGCGGACTCAACCTCAATACAGGAAATGCCTTGTAGCTCCATTACAGTTCTCTGCATCACCACAGAAAATAGTTTTCCCATTTGATGTGAATTAGAAGTGGCTAAATCAAGAACAGTATTAATACCTAAGCCTTTTAGTTTTTTACTATGCTGACGACCAACTCCCCAGACTTCGGAAACATCAATCAAACTCGAAAAATAATCTCGGTGCTTCGGATCCATAGAAACCAGATCACAAACCCCATTAAAGCGTTTAGCCTTTTTAGCCATATGATTGGCAAGCTTTGCTTCGGTTTTTGATCGACCAATACCAACACAAACCGGTAATCCGATCCACTGCAAGATCCGCTGTCGCATATTTTGCGCATATTCAACCAGGTCATAAATTTCAGAATAGGCAGTAAGCTTTAAAAAGCACTCATCAATCGAATAAACTTCCTGTTCACCTGGCGCCACGTAATCAGCCAGAATTGAATGGAAACGTTGAGACATTTCAGCATACAAAGCATAGTTACTCGAAAGTACCTGTACATTATGTTTTTCGACAATATCCCTAATCTGGAATAGGGGAACACCCATCTTAATACCAAGATCTTTTGCTTCTTGGGAACGTGCAACTGCACAGCCGTCGTTATTTGAAAGAACAATGACCGGCACATCTTTAAGTTTAGGATTAAATAGGCGCTCACAGCTTACATAGCAATTATTTACATCAATGAGCGCGTATATTTCATTGTTATAGCTCATCTGAATTTCTTGATTACATTTGTGACTACACCCCAGATTTCAAACTGCTGGCCCTCTTGGGGATGAATATCTGGATAACCCTCATTCTCAGCTTTCAACCAGCAACCTTTCGCGTCAATAATTAGGCGTTTAACAGTAAACTCATTATCTACACAGGCAATCACAATATCTCTATGCTGCGCCTCAATGCTACGATCTACGATAAGAGCATCATTGATATCAATTCCAGCATTCAGCATCGAAAGGGAATTTGCTCGTACAATGAAAGTCGCATTGGCGTTATTGATCAGGAAGTCATTCAGATCGAGTTTCTTATCGACATAATCTTGAGCCGGTGAGGGGAAGCCAGCCTGAACGCGTTCAGTGGCCAATGGTATTTCTATTTTAGTGACTGGATCGAACTGACGGATATCAGTGATTTCATTTTCTTTTTTAAGGGATTTTAAGTATTCTTTGATATCAAGAATTTTAGATTCAGGTACTCGAATAACTTTAGTCTCTTCAGACTTTTTTCGACCTGCCCCGGCTCGAAAGCCCCCATGAGTATTATTCATAACTTACTGCTCCTTGATTTCTGTAACATTAATCAAGATTGTAAAGATTCAATAAAAATCAAACAAATAAAATAAATCTTTTAAATTCAAAGATGCGTCATAGAGTGACGCAAAATTATGATATTTCGGATAAACGGTTATTTAAGCAGATTGACTTTGCAAGGACTCTTGTTCAAAGCTCATTCAATTACAACGAATGTGAATGTGGGGATTTGTGTGAAGGTTATCTGACAGACTGGTTTCCAATAAAGATTTACTGCACAAAAATATATTTCTTTAACTCGGTTAAAATTTTATTGTTTAATAGTTCGGCTTCCTTTATGTAATCCTTAGCATCTCGCAATCCGTAAGTATCCTTTCTAATGTTTTGAATATGTAGAGTGCTAAAATCATTAAGAAAACCGCCATAAATTAAATATTGTTTATGGAAATCACTATTTTCTGTTAAGTTTATAAACTCGCCCAGATTATATCTATTTTTATTATAATTTTTTATCAAATTATTAAAATGAGACTGTAATCTGTCTCGATAATCATAAAGATTATATTCATCAATATTTTCTATTTCCGCCAGATAGAACTTAATATCATGAATTAAATTTCGCTCATTATGGATAAGGTGGAATGCAGTTTTTGCATCATTAGAGATAATTGATTTATTGTGTTGCTCTTTCCAATCTGTGAATAAATAAGCCGCAACAACCGCTGCCCATAATGTAGCAACCCCTCCAAAATAACTACCTAAAACATTAATAGCTTCCCTGGCTGCATTAGGTGAATCAAAACATAAAAATAAAGCCCAAAATAAAATATAGGTTGCTGCGAATATAGATACCCCGCCGACAACACTTAAAGCCCAAGGGTTAATTTTACTCAA